AATATACTGCTCTGTTGAATGTAGAGAACTTGCAACAAAAGAAAAAATTGCTGCAAGGTATATGCAATCAAAAAGAGCAAAAAGAAAAGGAAAGACAAGACTTTGCAAGTCTTGCTCTATGCCACTCTCAATCTACAATGATTTTTCAGTGTGTTCATCTTGCTCTGTAAATCCAGACGCTGTGATCAAAGCAATTAAAAAGATTAAGGATAAGACAGATGGTAAAAAATAAGTGGGGGCTAGAAATAAAGCCACATAAGATTTGCGCCATTGACGCTAGTACAAACAGTCTTGCATTTGCTTTATTTTCTGGAGATGATCTTGAGTCTGTAGGAAAAATTAACTTTGAAGGAAACGATATATATGAAAAGGTTATGGATGCAGGGAAAAAAGTAAAAGCATTCTTTGATATATATGGTGGGTTTGAAGCAATAATTATTGAGCACACTGTATTTATGAATAGCCCTAAGACTGCTGCAGATCTTGCATTGGTACAGGGGGCAATCCTTGGATCAGCAGGACAAACTGGAACCAAGATTATAGGAAAGGTTTCTCCTATTACTTGGCAAAATTATATTGGTAATAAAAAAATATCAAAGGATGAGCAACTGTTTATTCGTTCTCAGCATCCAGGAAAATCTGTTTCTTGGTACAAGTCTTATGAAAGAAATATTCGTAAGGAGAGAACTATTAAGTTTATTAATACTATTTATGATAGATCAATTACTGATAACGATGTAGCAGATGCTTGCGGGATTGGGCACTGGGCACTAAAAAATTGGGGGAAAGCAATTGGAGTTGACAAATAACATCATGGCTGCTAAACTATATACATCAGAAGTCTTTATGCGTAAGAGATATCTTATGGATAAGAAGACTCCAGAAGAGATTGCAAAGGAATGTGGATGTTCTCTAGAGACTGTCTATGTTTACCTTGCTAAGTTTGGACTAAGGAAATCAAAACGATGAATAAATTTGAAAAAGCATTGATAGCACTTGCCGTTGCAGGTAGCGTTGGTTTTGCGTTTGCGTTTGCTGCGTTAAAGGGTATTCCAGAAACATTTGATTGGGAGTCTGACGAAGAGGAATCTTATGAGTGACAATCTAAACATAACAGTTGACCAAGTAAATAATCCACTGCACTACACATCAGACCCATCTGGTATTGAGTGTATTGAGATAACTCGTCATCGTAATTTTAATATTGGTAATGCTTTTAAATATCTTTGGAGAGCAGGACTTAAGGATGAGGCAAAGACCATACAAGATTTAGAGAAAGCAATCTTTTATATTAAAGATGAAATAAATAGACTAGAAGGCAAGTATGTCAACTGAAGACGATCTCGTTAAGCATCTTGACCAAGTCAACCTAGTAGTAGAAGAATACCTAAAAGGTAATGATCCAACAGTTATTTCTAAGCAACTTTCTATACCAAGACAAAAAGTTGTAACACTTATTAATGAATGGAAGGTTATGGCATCTGCAAATGATGCTATCCGTGCTCGTGCTAAAGAAGCATTAGCAGCAGCAGATACTCACTACAGCAAGTTGGTTTCTCGCACATACGAAGTTATTGATGAGGCATCAATGACAAATAATCTTAGTGCTAAAACTGCAGCAATCAAACTTGTGATGGACATTGAGTCTAAGCGTATTGACATGCTTCAAAAGGCTGGACTACTTGAGAATAAAGAACTTGCTGAAGAGATGATGGAAATTGAGAAGCGTCAAGAGATTCTTGTTCTTATCCTAAAAGACATTGCGTCAGAGTATCCACAGGTTCGTGATGAGATTATGCGTAGGCTTTCTGCATTTGCAAAAGACAATGAGGTGATTACAGTTGTCCACGATGTTCAATGAGTTTCTTGAAGCACTACAGGATGATCACTTTCAAGAGATGCCAGTAGACGCAAGAACATTTGTTGAGGGTGAAGCGTACCTTGGACAACCACCATTATCTGATATTCAGTACGATATTGTTGAGGCAATGAGCCAGATCTATCGTAAAGAAGATTTGATTAATATGATGGGTGAAGAAAAGGGCACTCAGTACTACAACAAGTACACAAAGAATGAAATCATCCTGCAACTTGGGAAGGGATCTGGAAAAGACTTTACATCAACCGTAGCATGCTCATACATCGTATATAAACTATTATGTTTAAAAGACCCAGCAAAGTATTTTGGTAAGCCCTCTGGAGATGCTATCGACCTAATCAATGTGGCTATTAACGCTCAACAAGCAAAGAATGTTTTCTTTAAAGGTTTTAAATCAAAGATCGAAAGATCGCCATGGTTTGCTGGAAAGTATTATGCAAAGGCTGACTCAATTGAGTTTGACAAATCTATTACCGTTTACTCTGGTCACTCAGAGCGTGAATCACATGAGGGACTAAACCTTCTGCTTGCAGTTCTTGATGAGATTTCTGGTTTCGCATCTGAAGTTGGAACAGGAAATGAGCAAGGAAAGACTGCTGATAATATCTACAAGGCTTTCCGTGGTTCAGTAGACTCTCGCTTCCCTGACCTTGGCAAGGTAGTTCTTTTATCATTCCCCCGTTATCCAGGTGACTTTATTTCAGAAAAGTATGATGATGTTGTTGCTGAAAAAGAAGTGGTAGAGAGAAGTCACAAGTTTACAATTAATCCACTACTACCAGAAGATAGCCCAGACAATAACTTTGAAATTTCGTGGGATGAAGATCAAATAATTTCATACAAATATCCAGGGGTATTCGCACTAAAAAGACCCACATGGGAAGTAAACCCTACACGCAAGATCGATGACTTTATGATTGCATTCATGACAGACCTTGGAGATGCTATGATGCGCTTTGCATGTGTACCAACCTTTGCTTCTGATGCATTCTTTAAGCAGGCAGACAAGGTAAGAGCATGTATGACATTAAGAAACCCTGTGGATAACTTTAGAAGATTTGACGATTCATTTAAGCCAGACCCAACAAAAAAATATTATGTACACGCTGACCTTGCACAGAAGCACGATAAGTGTGCGGTAGCCATTGCACATGTAGAAAAATGGGTAAACATACAGGTAATTAATAACTACGAACAGGTGGCACCAATTGTAGTAGTGGATGCAGTAGCATGGTGGGAGCCAAAGGTAGAAGGACCTGTTAATCTTTCTGAGGTAAAACAGTGGATTCAAAATCTTAGAAGGCTTGGGTTTGATATTGGAATGGTTTCCTTTGACCGTTGGCAATCATTTGATATTCAAAATGAATTGAAGCAGGTTGGAATGAAGACTGATACTGTTTCTGTTGCCAAGAAGCACTATGAGGATATGGCTATGCTTGTGTACGAGGAAAGACTTGCCATGCCTGCAATTGATTTATTGTTTGATGAACTAACCCAGTTAAAGATTATGAAAAATGATAGAGTTGACCACCCACGCAAAAAGTCAAAGGACTTGGCTGATGCTGTGTGTGGAGCAATATTTGGGGCAATATCACATACCCCAAAAAATATAGACACTGAAGTAGAGGTTCATACTTTTAGGGATAGACCTAAGCGAGTTGACGAACTACCTGAGAACGTGATACAATATAAACCTAGCCAGATAGAAGAAATAAAAGACTACCTGGACAGACTAAAAACACTATAAACAAGGAGAAATAAGTAATGAATTCATTCAAGAAAATCGCACTAGCCGTGGTTGCAGCCATGACTTTGGGCATGGTCGCAGTAGCACCTGCAAATGCTACAGTAATGACAGTAGCGGTAACGCTAGATGGAACAGCAAATACAACTAATGGTGTAATTGCTACCCCTGCCACATTGCCAGTACCAGCAGATAACACAATCGATGCAGCAGATGCACTACGCTTTGTGGCAACAGTAGCAGCAGGAACATCAGTTTCTGCAGTAGCAACTAACGCAACAATCGTATCAGCACTACACACATCAGCAGCACCAGTCGGAGCATCGTCAGGATCATCATCTTTGACAATTGCAACAGGAACTGGAACAACTGCAACATTCTTTGTCTACACAAAGACAACAGCAATTGGAACCGTTGTAATTAACAATGGTGGAACAACTCTTACATACTATGTACAGGGTACTGCTGGCAAGATCAACAACCTAACAGTTTCAGCACCTTCAGCAGGTGCAGCAGGAACTAAGCAGGATATAGTTGTAACTGCAACAGATGCATTTGGCAACAAGGTATCTGGCAAGTCAATTACAGCAACCGTATTTGCTTCAACAGCAGTTATGGATACAGCAACAGTAACAACTGGTGCTACTCTAACAGACTTTGGAACAGCAACCTTTAAGGCTACTCTTCCAACAACAGGAACACGCTCACTAATTACTTTTGCACCAACAACATCATCAGATGCAGTTGCAGCAGCAGTAGTTGGTTTGACTGCTCCAACACTTGCACCATTCGCAGAGATTGCAGTTCGTGATCTAGTATCAGAACTTGCTGCACAGACTGCTGCAAAGATTGCTGCAGAGAATGCTCTTGCTGCTGCCGTTGCTAAGGCTGCAGCCGATGCTGCTGCTGCAAAGGTTGCTTCAGATGCAGCACTTGCTGCTAAGAATGCAGAACTTGCAAAGTTCAAGGACGACACAACAACAGCAGTTGCTCAGGCAAAGGCTGCTTCAGATAAGGCACTTGCAGATGCAAAGGTAGCATCAGATGCTGCTCTTGCTGCTAAGGATGCACAGATTGCTAAGTTGACTGCAGATAATGCAGCAGCACTTTCTTCTTTGAAGAAGTCATTCAATGCACTTGCTACAAAGTGGAACAAGAAGAATCCAAAGGCTAAGGTTACTCTAGTTAAGTAATTAGTCCAACATTAAAGGGGTTACCAATTACGGTAGCCCCTTTTTTGTGCAATAAAATGGTATAATCATCCTATCAGACATGTCGTCTGCAAGGGGGAAAGGTAATTAAACGACTACTAAGAATAGTAACAGCCACAGTTCTAGCCTTTGGCTGGCTACTTATAGCCCCCCAGGAAGCCCACTCTGATGATCCACTCACAGTAGCATCCCAAGAAATACAGAAACTTAACGATAGCGTAGATGACCTTGGCTATCAAGATGATTTTATAGATCTTATAGAGATAGCAGAAAATAAGTTTGCCTCAGCCACAAATGCGAAGGAACTTAAAGATGATGCCTATGATGCCCACGAAGATGCAGTAGAAGCAGAAGCCACAGCCTTAGAAGTAAAGAACCTTGCCCAGTCAAATGTGGATGGGCAGACAGCCACAGTAGCCTTGGCCCTTGAACATAAAGACAATGCTCTTGAAGAAAGAAACGATGCACAGGATGCTCTCAGCATAGCCAATATTAATGTTCAAACCACACAATCTAATATGCAG